TATGGAAGAGCTTAATTTTTTTATAAAAAGAAACATAGGAGTTGATAAAAAATTCACAAGAACTAGCTGGACACAGGAGTTGTCGACATTAACAGGATTAACAATAATTCTAGAGGATGAAAGCGGTGTAAAATGCTTTGATACTAAAAACAATATGGGAACTTTATTTGCTCGAATTTTGAATTTTAAAAATCAGTTCATTATATCCAGAGTTACCTTTTATGACCAATCAGATGTTGTGTATAAGATGATAAAAGATATGAACCCTGAAATTATCCCTATCCTCTGTGATTCGTCATCATTAGAGAGAGGATTGATTTTACAAAGCAATTTCATGATTAATACTGAAAAGAAAATGACTTTTAGAGAAGAAAAAGAATTATTTGATATACTAGCTGATTCTTATTTTAAATTACGTCATGATTTTGTTGTGCTTGGAATATTCAATATATTGAATCTCCCTTTTGAAAAGGAAAAATCATTAAATAATGTTTTTGAAAATATAGACAAACAATTGGGAAGAAAAACTCCTGATGTTGTGTTAAGGTTAGGTGAAAATAATTATCAAATTATAGAAGTGACTGTTACAAGTATGCCTAATTCCTCAAAAAAGCTAAAAGAAGAGAAATATGCAAATGTTCTTGAAAGCATAAGAGGGTCTTATAATTGCAAGTTTGATGTAGTTTCTATTCAAAGTAATTTTGGAAATCTGTATCCTATTCTCCATGCAATTTTTCCTTCCTTATCATTGCATGTTGAAATAGATAAGATTCAATCTATGGGTTCAAGAATTTCAAAAATAATAAGATTTGTTGCTCCTTTTTTTACAAAAAAAATAAAACCAGAAATTGAAGATTTAAATCAAGGGACATTGAGTAATCTTCTAAATTTTGAATTTGAATTAAGCGAAGAAGATAAAATTAAAGAGCAAATATTAATGAATTCGATGAATCAACCAGCTTTTTATAATCAAGTTTTGGATGATCTCATAGATCATGAAGAGATTGATGACCGAAATATCCCAGATTTTTGTAAAAAACAAACTCCTAAGCATTGTAGCTTAATGGAAATAGAAGAATTAAGAGAAAAAATTCCAGCATCTGTGAAAGAAAATTATACTAAATTAGATTACCCTGCTCCTAGTCTTCATTTTGTTTTCCATCCAAATATTTTAAAATACCCTGATATAGAAAAAGTTTCAGAAGAACAATTAATATTGGATTTATTATCAAAGGTGGCTGGCACTGGTTTTGAAATAACAAATCCTGGTTTTGCATTTTTAAAAGACATAGCAATAAATGGTTCAAAAATTGGAAATAACCAAAAAACAAGAAATATTTTCTTTACAAATTACCCTGACCCACAAACTAAAATTGATATTGAAAATATAAAACAAAAGAAACAAAGACAGTATTTATTGTTGAGAGCAGATAGAATTGAGAATAGAACTGGAAAGAAACCTTTTACACATTTTGAAACAGTTTCTTTAGAAGAATTAGCTAGTGATCAAAGATTAGATGATTTTTTTCAAAATGGGGTATTAATAGAAAATAAAATCATTCCAAAATTAACAGATAATAATCTTAAACCAGGAGAATTAAAAGCAAAAAGGAAAAATTCTATTGTGAAATTTAGTAGATACAATTATCTTCGTCATATTCTGAATGAAGAATCAGAAATATTGAAATTATGTTCATACCATAAAAGTATGCAATTGCCTAAATTATCTTCTGGTGACTCATTCAATTTTTTTGAAAATGTACATATTGGCAAAGGCAAATTAGATAAACATAAAAAAAAGCTAAAAAAAATGGAAAATTTATTAAAACCTTCAGAGAGTTTATTTTTTACTGAAAAAGAATCAATCCCAGTCCAACGTTTTATGCAAGAAATGGCTCAAGGTACCCCTAAAATAAATCATATTCATTTCCCTGATTATTTAATCACAAGCAAATTCTGCCCTGATGATCCTAAAATTATGGACTTGAAGCAAGAAATACATAAAGGGACAAACAAAGTTATTTTAACAATGTTACAAACACATATGGCAGAATACTCTTATAGAAGTCATCTATTTGCTCAACAATTAATACATTTAGGAAGCTTTAGTAATCGTCCTAAAAACCTGTTACTTTATAACAACGGGTTTAGAGAATATTTGCTGCATAGCTATTGGTACTAAACACAAGCCTAGCATGGATCCAGGTGTTCCCTTTCTATTTTTTGGCTTAATTCCCAAAAATTACAAATTTAATGATTTGTTTGGACAGGTATTTACAACAACCTTTGACGAAACGCAAGATTTGTTCGTTACTAATTGGAGAAGGTTGAAATTGGAAAAATTAACACATATTAGGGATGTATTTTTTTCAACATTAAGCACAGGTTTTAAGAATTTATCAAGACAAATGAAAATTCAAAAAAATGATTTAATTGAGTTTTATGTTAGCAGAAATCTCTTTGGGCTATCAGTTAGTCAAAAATGCGCAGAATTTTTGGCAGACTCAAAATACATTTTCATGGCAAGTATTTCAGAGTTTTCTAAAACTTCATCCTTAATTGAAGATAAAATTAAAGGCCCATTTACAAAGCATTTAGAAATATTTATATTGTTTAATTTAATAGAAAAATCAAAAGAATTAATTTTAAGCTTAAGTGCAAATCCTATTCAAATACATGAATATGTTGATGAAACAGAGGATAAATTATTATCACAATTGTCAGTGGGCGGTGTTTTCAAACTGCCATACCTATGGGCAAAAGGGTCTTATACTGAATTCAATGATTTTCTTGATTCTTTACATACGTATGTGCATACAGTAAAGGAACCCGCTAGTTATTACCATGAGACAATAAAATCTATTAAAACTATACAGAAGTTCAATGATAAATATATTGATATGACAATTGATGAAAGAACTGGATTTGATGTGAATAAAGATACATTATTGAGATTATTAGATAATAATGCAATGGGATTTTCTGCTAAGTTTTTAAATGATGCTATGCAACATTTTCTTGATCACCATCATGTTGATTTTGAAAAAATCTTATTAGAAAAAGTTTTTAGAGACCCTTTGAGTCATTTTGCTAGTACAAAAGCAAGCATACAAACACCATTAAGAAAAGAAGAAAGCACAGCTAGATGTAAAGTTATTGATGCCATATTATTAAATGAACAAACACATGAGTTGGGTTTTGATCTTAGTAGAAACCTTTTACATCATACTGTAAATCTTTTGGAATATCAAAAGAGAATTGAAATCAATCCAATTGTGGATATGTGCATTAAAGTACAATACGGGCCGAAGAGAGAATTTTATGTTTTAGACACTCATTTTAGGTTTGCATTAAAATTTGTAGAGGAGTATTTTAAATCTATATGCAAACAAATTCCCACTGAATGTATCACAGTTCCTGGAGATTTGAAATTATTAAAAATACAGGAAATAAATCAAAAAATTAGATCCAAATGTAAGAGGAATAATCTAAAGCAATTTTTTATAAATGGTGATTGCTCCAAATGGTCAGCATCTGAAGTTATGGAAAGTTTTATGGTGATATTAATCTCATTAAAAAATAACAATAAAATCCCGATTCAAGTCTACAACGTGATGTTTACATTAATGTCCTTATGGCAAAGAAAACAATTACAAATAGATGGTAGATTTTTTGCAGATTTAAAAATGACTGATATGACTAGATTTATGTTTGATGATCAAGGATTGTTAAAAAAAAGAATTATATTGCCTCAAAATTTTCTTATGGGATTAATGAATTATGTTTCAAGTTTTAAAGGTGTTATAACATATGAATACTCAAAAAGCTTATTAATTCAAAGACAACCACATATAATTTTTAAACATTTGGAACACAGTGATGATTATACAATAGGATTAGGTGTTAAGAAGAATGAGATTAAAACTGTTAAAACATTTATAACATGTTGTATGAGGTTTGGTTCTATAACAGATAGTGATAAAAAACAGTCATTGCAAATTGGTTTCAGGAATTTGTCTCATTGTTCACTTTTAATGGGAGTATGACATATCCTCAAATAAAAAAAATGAAAGAAATTACTAGCTCTGTGACTGGTTTAGGTTTTTATGAGGATTCATCAGCTGTGGGTAGTCGTGTGGCAGAAGTTATGCGAGTTGGCTGTAGTAATGCAGATGGCTTAATATTCTTGAAAATACATAATTGGCTTTTATCAAATTTGTACTCTTTAAGCTTATTGCAATATAATGATTTCTATAGAGTTAGAAATATGAGTCCTTTTGATATACCTGTGCAAGCTTTTGGATTGACTGAATGTTGGCCATTATTGTATCTAATTTCAGAAGGCGATCCTAATAATTATAGACTAAAAAGATACACAAAAAATACTAATGTTTTAGAATATTTGGCAGATACAAGCAAAACAAAAGAAAATTTTGACACATACATTGGAATTGATAGACCTGATTTTCAAAAGTATTTTTCCACAAAAAAAAAAAAAAAACACCCG